ATGGATGATGCGGTTTTGAATTCGAAGCTGACTGCGGTGCAGCAGAGCGCCCGAATTGCAGGCCAGCTGGCGGATCACGCGATCAAGCGCGCCGGCGTCCTCGAAGCTGCCGTCGTGCAGTTGGCGACCACAGGAAAGCTCGATTTCGATGCACTGCGAGCGGCTGTGATGGCAGATTTCGGCGCCACGCCGGAAACCGAAAAGAAGCTCGACGCGATCATCGCGGAACTGCGCCAACGCATGCCTTGAATTCCGAAAGGCGCCGGCGGCCCCTACCCCGCCGCCGCGCCGCCCTTCGGCTCATAGGCCCGGAACCCGAACGCCGGCACGCCCAGGCGATCGTTCATGCGCAGGAAACGACTGATGATCGGGCTGATCTCGTTCGGGAAGAAGACGTCCATCGCGCGGCCGACGTCGCCGAAACCGCCGTTATTCTGCGGCACGATGCCGAGCAGCTGGGGCGGGATTCGGTGGGCGGCCAGCATGTCGTCGCGGGTCAGGTTCTTGATATTCTGAAACTCATCCTTCGCCGCCACCTCGGCGAGCGGGATGATCTGCACCCCATCCTTCTTTCCTCCGGGAATGTTGAGGAAGAGGTTGCGGAAATTGCCGCGCCCCTTCGCCTGCTTCAGCTGATCCTTGATATTGTCCTTCGTTTCCTGGTCGGCCAGCACCTCCGACAGATAGAAGATGAACCCCGCATGCGCGCCGTTGAGGTAATAGCGGCGGCGGAACAGCGTCGCATTTTCGTTGAGCAACCCCGATTGCAGCGCCGCGAGCCACTCGGGGATGCCATAGACCTCCTGCAGCACGTCGGGCTGCTGCAGCTGATGGACGCTGCCCGGGCGGAATTCATGGATCTGACCGATCGGCCCCTGCACGAAGAAAGCGGTGCCCGGCGCGACACCCATGCGTGTATAGGCGGCAAGGCTATGCTTGAAGCGCAGCGGCCGCCCGCCCAGATTGTCGATCTGCTCGAGATAGCCGTTCCCCATCTGCAGGAAATCGAGCGCGAACCGCTCGAAATTGTCGCTGTCAAGCCACCGCGACGGCACGAAATGCTCGACGAGCAGGTTGACCTTCAGCCCGATCGCGCTGCGATGGTGTGACGACATGTTGAACGCTTTGCCGAGGCTCACCATCGGCAAAGGCGTCTCGTACCAGCGCCCATTGTGCCAGATCTCGAAATAGGTCCACAGGTCGCGCGACCCGATGACGCTGTCGGGCTCGCCGAAGGTGAAAACCATCGGCTCCCCGCCGGTCTGGGTCGCGTCGATCGTGGTGGTCTCGGTCATGGCAGGATCCTTTGCCGTCAGTCGAAGAAAAAGGCCTCGCCCTGCGCGGCGGCAGGTTCGCTGCCGTCGAGGGGTTCGACCAGAAGGGAGTGGAGAATCGACCAGGCGATATCGGCGTGACCGACCTCGCCGTTGCGGGCGGCGACATAGGTCACCTGCTTTCCCGATTTCGTGATCGCAGGGCGGATGGCCATGAAGGCCGCGAAGACGTCGCTCCACCCAGCGTCGATCTCGATGCGGCCGTTGCGAAAGATATTCTGGCCCTTCATGACCAACTCCGCCTTGGTCCGCACCGAATAGTCGATGCCGCGCGCGGTCGGGAACCATTTGCGCACCAGCTCGAGCACCGCCTGCCCGCTGCCCGACGTGTCGATCGCGATATCTACGACGTTGTAATAGCTCGCGACCTCGCGAATCAGGTCGGCCTGCCCCTGAAAATCGAGCCCGTTGGCGCGCCGCTTTTCGAGCACGCGGAACTTGCCCCCGGCCTTTTCGGGCAATCCGGTGACCGACAGGGCGGCATCGTCGCGGCCCTGCTTGTTCGGGTCGTAACCGATCGAAACCGGCTTTTCGCCATAGGGCCGTCGCCCGGGCAGGCCGATTTCGGCGGGCTTGAAATCCTTCCACACGTAGAAGCTGTCGACCCGCGACGCCGCGATCAGGCTGAATGGGAAGCTGCTCTGGCTGTCGTCGATGAATTCGCATTCATAGAGATTGCGGAATTCGTCGTCGCTGCTCTCCATGCGCAGCTCGTCGATGTCGAACAGGAAATCCATCCCGCCATCGATCGCGTCCTGCAGGGTCAGGATATGGCACCAGCTGCCGTCGGGCATCATGGCGCCGCGGCGCAGATTGCGCTTCGACACGTCGAACGGCTTTTGGTCGGCCTTGCGGCGACGCCGGTTCCATTCTTCCCCCGACCAGAAGGCATAGGCCTGGTGCGTGATCGCGCTCGGGGTCGAGAAATAGGTGCGCTTGTAGATCTTGTGCGTCGCCATCGCGCTGGCGACCTTCTTCAGCTCGGCGAAACCGCCGACCCAGAAGAATTCATCGAAATAGAGGTCGCCATGCTCGCTCTGCGCGGTCTGGGCATTGGTCGAAAAGAAATAGAGGCCAATCGGCTCGGCGCCGTCGCCCATGTCGAGCAGGATGGGATCGCCCTTCAGGTCGACGCCGGTGACCTTCTTGACCCAGGCGGTGATATAACGGCGGAAGACCAGGACCTGCCGCTTCGATGCCGACAGGAATATCTGGTTGCGCGGCGCCCCGCCCAGAAAGCTCCACCGCGCTTTCATCAGGGCTTCGCGCGCGAAATACCAGGTCGCGCCGACCTGCCGCGATTTCAGGATTTTGCGCGTCCGCTCGTCGCGCTTGTCCCACCACAGCTTCTGATGCGCCAGATTATGCTTGTGGAAATCCGCCTCGAGCGCATCCCATTGCTCGTCGGTCAGGAAATTCTTGCGCTTTTCGGCGCGCTTCGCCTTCGCGGGCTCGTCGTTGCGGCGAGCGATATTGGGGTTCAGGTCGCCCTCTTTCCCCGTCTCGTGATATTTGCGGATCCGCGCGGTGCGCTCGAGGCAGCGCAGGAGGAAATCGACCCGCTTCATGTCGCCTTCGGTGATCTTTTCGCCCTTGTCGATCAGGGCGGCCGCCTTCACCTCGATGCGGTCCTCGATGATCTGGACCGATTTCGCCTTGCGCCATTCGCCGCGCCTCTTCCAGCTCGCGACGGTCGCGCGTTTCTCGCCCAGCTCGCGCGCGATCGCGGTGATCGTCCAGCCGCGCCAATAGAGCGAGCGCGCCTCGCGCTCGGGGTCGCGCCCATCGTCCAGCGGTTTCGCCGCTTCGCTCTCAAGGGTGCCGGTCGGGCCATTCATGGCCCGACGCCATGCCGCGAAAATCGGCCCTCGCGCGCCGCCCTCGCGTTGTAAACTCGCGCCCTACAACGCGAGAGCGTTGCAACATGGCCGGTTTTTCAGCCGAAAGGCGACATCTGACACGCGCCGGCTCCCCGCTTCCGTCGTCCAGGTCAGCCCATGATCACGCCGATGGAGCCCAACAGATGAACTTCAGCCGCACCAAGCCCTTCCTGCTCGCCACCGCCGGTTCGACCGTCGACGGCCGCGTGATCGACGACAAGATGCTCGAGGAAATGGCGTCGAGCTATAATCCGAAAACCTATGGGGCGCGGCTCAACATCGAGCACATCCGCGGCATCAGCGGCGACAAGCCGTTCCGCGCCTATGGCGACATCCTCGAGTTGTCGACCGGCGAGGTCGAGGTCGACTTCAACGGCAAGAAGGAAAAGCGCAAGGCGCTCTATGGCATCTTCGACGTGACGGAGGATGCGAAGGCGCTCAACGCCGCGCAGCAAAAGGTGTATCCGTCGATCGAGATCGAGCCCAATTTCGGCGGCAAGGGCTATGCCTATCTGATGGGTTGCGCGCTGACCGACAGCCCCGCCGCGATCGCCACCGAACGGCTGCAGTTCGCGGTCACCCGGCCCGGCGCCCTCGTTTACAGCCGCGACCAGGCCGGCACGCTCGAATTCGCCGACGAAACCGGCGCCACGACGGCCGAGGGCGGCAATTTCCTCAATGCGCTGACCGGCGTGCTCGACAAGTTCGCCGACAAGTTCGGGGCGAAGAAGGAAGAGTCGAAGCCCGATCCCAGGCCCGAAGCGGCACCGGGCACGATCGACGCGGCCGCGCTGACCGGCCTCTTCACCGATCTCGGCACCGCGCTGCAGGGCGCGCTGACCGAACAGACCAACGCCATCCGCGGCGAGCTCGACCAGTTCGGGCTCAAGCTGAAGGAGGTCGAGGACAAGTTCGAAGCCACGCCGGCGCCGGGGCAAAAACCCCGCCCGGCGGCCGATGGCGGCAAGTTCGCCCGCACCGACTGCTGATCGCCCCAATCCATCCCGCGCCCGCCCAGACTGCCCAAGGAAGCTAATCGATGCGCAATGAAACCCGAATTCTCTTCACCGCCTATGTGTCGCAGATCGCGACGCTCAATGGCCTCGACGCCGGCGACGTTTCGACCAAGTTCACGGTCGATCCCGTTGTCGAGCAGCGCCTCGAAGAGGTTATCAAGCAGGGCAGCGAGTTCCTGCAACAGATCAATATTGTTCCGGTGGTGCAGCAAGTTGGCGACAAGGTCGGGGTCGGCGTCACGCGGCCACTCGCGAGCCGCACGAACACCGCCGGTGGCACCAAGCGCAATCCTACCGATCCGACCGACACGTCGGACAAGGGGCAGTATTTCTGCAAGCAGACCAACTTCGATCACGCGCTGCCCTATGCAAAGCTGGATATGTGGCGGCATCGCCCCGAATTTCAGACACTGATCCGCGACGCGATCACCAAACAGCAGGGCCGCGATCGTATCATGATCGGTTGGCATGGCGAGGAAGCGGCGGCCACGACGGATATCGTCGCGAATCCGATGCTTCAGGATGTCAATGAAGGGTGGCTCTACAAGATTCGCACGCACGCGCCATTGCAGGTGCTCGATGACGGCGATCTGACCGTCTATGCGGACGGCAGCGATCACGCCGATCTGAAGGCGATCTATGTCAAGCCCGGGGTGACGCTCTACGACGAATCGCTCGATAACGCGACCGCCGCCGCCGCCGATTACAGCTCGCTCGATGCGCTGGTGCTCGACGCCAAGTCGCTGATCCCCGAATGGCACCGCGGCGATACCGATCTCGTCGTCATCGTCGGCCACGATCTGGTCGACGACAAATATTTCAACATCGCCCAGACCACCGGCGCCACCGCGACCGAGGTCGAAGCGACCGACCGCATCCTGCGCTCGACCAAGCAGATCGGCGGCCTTCCCGCCGTTCGCGTCCCCTTCTTCCCGGCGGACGCGATCCTGATCACCCGGCTCGATAACCTGTCCATCTATGTCCAGGAAGGCACGCGCCGCCGTATGATCAAGGACGAGCCCGAACTCGACCGCATCGCCAACTACGAAAGCGCCAACGAGGATTATGTCGTCGAGGATTATGAGCTTTGCTCGCTCATTGAGAACATCGTCATCGGCGCCGCGCCCGCCCGCGAAGCCGCCCCGTAATACCTGGGGGCGTTGACGGCGCGCGGCTGACATCCGGGTCGGCGGCGCCAGAGCCCAGCGCATAGTCGGGGAGGCATTCGAAGCCAGCGCCCGACGGCCGCCGCCGGATAGAGCGGCCACCCATCGGAAAAAGGAGCCCCGCTCATGACCAGCCTCGCCCGCCGTATGCGTGCCCGGAAACTCGCCACCGCCGCCGCCGTCGAAGCCGGCAAACCGCCCGCCGGCGTCGCCGCGCCGATGCCGAAGGAAGGCGAAAGCGCCAGCGAATATCGCACGCTGCTTGCCGCGCTGCATGACGATTTACGCCGGCTGTCCGAAACCCAGTCGATCACCGCGCGCAATCCGATGAAGCTGGCGATGGCGGCCAAATATTTGCCCTGGGTCGCCGGGGCCTTGCATGCCGGCGCCGAGGGCAAGGCGGCGCAGGACGAGATCGTTGTGACGATCATGATCTGGGCGATCGACTATCGCGACATCAGCGCCGCACTGGTGATCGCCGACCATGTCCTGACCCACGGCCTGTCGCTGCCCGATCGCTACACCCGCACCCCAGCCTGCCTGATCGCCGAGGAAATCGCCGAGGTCGCCATCCGGGAGCCCGGAACCGTTACGCTCGAGCAGTTGCAGCGCGTCGCCGAATTGACCGAAAATCATGACATGCCCGATCAGGCGCGCGCCAAATTGTTCAAGGCCCTGGGTCGCGCCAGCGCTGCGTCCGCCGCCGCATTCGACCCGCAGGCCGACAATGCGGTGGCGGGCGGCAAGGCCGCGCTGATCGAGGGCGCGATCGCCGCCTTCGGCGAAGCGCTGCGCCTCGACAAGAATGTCGGCGCCAGAAAGGATCTGCAGCAGGCCGAGGCCGAGCTCAAGAAGCTCGCGCCTCCGCCCGAATAACCAGCTCGGCCCACGCCGCTCGGGGGGCGGTGACGGTTCGGCGCACCCGCAAGGGCACAGCCCCGCACCCGATCCCCACCCCCCGTAAAATTCGAAAGGAGGCAAAATGAGCGACCTGATCTCGACCCCGCCGTCGCCCGCCTCCCCTGCCGACAGCAAGGTCGCGGCCGACGGCTGGTTTCCCGACATCGACTGCAACGACCTGCGCGACGAAGTGCGTCTGGGCGAAGGCATCGTGACCCACCAAAGGCTGATCGCCGCGATCGAGGGCGCGATGCTTCACGCCTTCCGCGCCCTCGCCGACTGGCGCGCGCTGCACGCCGGCGCCGGGGTCGCTTCGCTCGATGCCGTGCCCGATGAAGTCACGATCGGCGGCGACCCGCGCCCCGTCGTGCTGTGGCGCCGCATCATCCGCTATTATGCCGCGGCCGAAATCGCCGACGGCTATCGCGACCTTGTCGCGACCGACCAGCAATCGCAGCGCAGCGACGAACGCCGCGTCTCGGCCGACGATTATCGCCGCATGGCGCATGCCGCCGTCGCCGACCTGCGCTCGATCGGCGCCGCCACGCCCGTCCAGCGCAACCATGCGGAGCTGATCTGATGCAGGCGATCGCGCAGGACGGCGAAACGCTCGACGCGCTGTGCTGGCGCGCGCTCGGCAGCACCGCCGGCGTCACCGAACAGGCGCTTCAGCTCAACAGCGGCCTCGCCGCGCTGGGTCCGCGGCTGCCCGAGGGCACGATCGTCGAACTTCCCGAAATCGACGAGGCCGCGCGACCGACGCGCGAAACGGTGCAGCTTTGGGACTGACCGCCATCCTGACCCCGCTTGCCGTCGCGGGTGCGCTCGCGCTCGCCTTCATTGCCGTTGCATGGCGCAGCTGGCGGAAATTCGAACGGGGGTTGGACGCGGAATGAGCGGGTTCGAGATCAAGGGTTTCATGGGCGCATTGCTGATCGCCTTCGGCGTGACGGTGCCGCTGCCGGTGTTCCTCGCCGGCATGGCGCTCGCGCTCGGCGGCGCCTTTTTCGCCATGATGGGCGGCGGACCGTCGTCGCGCGCCAGCTACGCCACCACAATCTTCCTCGCGATCATCGCCGGCTTCGCCGCCGCGCTGCTGCACCCGATGTTCGTGCCCGACTGGCCCGTCCAGCTGATCATGATGGCCGCCGGCGCGCTGTCCAAATATCTTGCCGAGACCATCGTCACCATCGGACAGGCGGCGCGCGACCGCGCTGGCGAGATCGTGCGCAACGTCCGCATCCCCTGGGTCAGGAACAAGGGAGACGGCGATGTTTGACCAGATCCACAGCACGCTGCTCGCCGCCGCCTATTTCGCGATGGGCTGGCGCTTCTACACCCGCATCCTGCCTGCAATGGACCTGCAGGCGGGTCGCTCGGAGCGTTCGGTCATGATCTGGCTCTTCGCCACGATGATGATGCTGTTCGGCGCCGCATGGCTCGGCAGAGCCTACACCTTTGCGACGTCGTCCGTCGTGACGCTGATGGGCCATTACGCTCTGCTCGCCTTCTCGGTCCTCTACTACCGCCGCATGCTGCGCCGCACCGATGGCGGCGGCAGCTGGCTGAACGATGGAGAATTGCCATGAAGGCCGAAATCGCCGCGATGATCGACGGCATTCTCGATCGTGAGGGCGGCTATGTCGACCATCCCTCCGACCCGGGCGGTGCCACCAACTGGGGCATCACGCAGCGCGTCGCGCGCGCCAACGGCTATCAGGGTCATATGAGCCAGCTTCCCAAGGCGACGGCGCGCGACATCTACTACCGCCAATATATCGTCACCCCCGGCTTCCTCGGCATCGCCGAGATCGACGCGGCAGTCGCCGAGGAAGTGGTCGACAGCGGGGTCAACTGCGGTCCGGCGCGCGCCGCGAAATGGTTTCAGACCGCGCTCAACCTCTTCAACCGCCGCGGCGCCGATTACCCAGACATCGCCGTCGACGGGCAAATCGGCGCGCAATCGCTCGCCGCCTTCCGCGGCCTCATCGCCAAGCGCGGCGCGGCGGTCGCGCGCGATCTGATGATCGACGCACTCGATGGCCTGCAATTCGGCCATTATGCCAGCCTCGCCGAGAGCAATCCGAAATTCGAGGACTTCATGCCCGGATGGGTCCGCACGCGTATCGGAAACGCGCGCGCATGACCTTGGCTTTGCCCTTCGTCACCCGATGGCTGCTCGGCCGCTTCGGCGAGCGCACCGCGCGCTGGATCTCCGAACTGATCGGCCTTGCGCTGCTCGGCCTCGCCCTGTGGTTCGCTTACAGCTGGGCGTGGGAACGCGGCCGCGCGCACGAGGAAGCGGCCAATGCGGCGGAGGTCCTCAAGATCAGGGAAGAACGCGACGCCGCGATGGCCGAACTCGGCAGGCAGGACGCGGAGGCTGCCGAGGGGGTCGAGGACACCATCACCCGAAACCGCGAGGAACTGGATCATGAAACAGCCCCGCTTCCCGATCGCCCTCTTAGCGATCGCCAGCGCGCCCGTGCTTGCCGCGAGCTCGTGCGGCAGGGACGCCGATGTCCGGCACCTGCCGCCGGCGCCGCCGACACTGGCGGCTGACCAGGCAGGCCAGCCTCGGCCCGAAATGCCCGAGGCGGCAGCGACGTCCGAACGGGCCTATGAGGACTGGATCAGCGATCGTCTCGATTGGGGCGACCGCCGCGACGCGGTCGCGTGGCGCTGGTGTCAGATCTACAACCGCTTCGCGAATTCGCCGACTGACTGCGGCCCCAAGCCGGTGGGAATCGAATGAACAAGCCCGACAGCCTGCGCGCCGCGCTTGTCGCGATCGATCCCGAGCTCGCGCGCGATCCGCAACAGCTGATCCTCTGGATCGACGAGGGCGCGGTGCAGTCGCCGATGACGGCCGCCTTTCACTTCAGCTACGCATATCGTCTCAACGTCCTGCTGCTCGGCTATGCGAAGCACCAGGCGCCGCTGATGATCGCGACGCTGCACTGGCTGCGCGTCAACCAGCCCGATCTGCTGACCCCGGGCAAGGATGCGATCGCCTTCGAGGCCGATTTCCTCGACAATGCCAGCGTCGACCTGCAATTCACGCTGCGCCTGACCGAACAGGTCCGCGCGGTGAAGCGCGACGACGGCGGGTTCGACATGAACTTCATCGACGAACCCGACCCGCTGCTCGCCGACGATATCGGCCTTGGCGAGGGCGGGACGATGCCGCCGCTGTCGGATCTGTGGTTCGCCGGCGAGCGATTGCTTCCCGACGTCCCGCTGCCCGGATGATCGAGAGCAACTTCCCCGCTTTTGAACGCTTCCTCTCCCGCTTCGTCGAGGCGCTGTCGCCGCGCGAGCGCAAGCGCCTGCTGTCGAAGATCGGCCAGTCGCTCCGCCGCTCGAACAGCGCCCGCATTGCCGCGAACGTCGAGCCAGACGGAACTCCGATGGAGCCGCGCCGTCCGCGCGACGGCGCATCGAAGCGCGGCAAGATGTTCCGTCGCCTGCGCATGGCGCGCGTGCTCAAGGTGCGCCCGACCGCCGATCAGGTCAGCGTCGGCTTCATCGGCCAGGCGCAACAGGTGGCGAAGGTCCATCATTTCGGCGAAGTCGATGAAGTCGGCCGCACCCGCGACGGCCGAACGATCCGCACCCGCTATGTCGCGCGCCGCCTGCTCGGCATCGGCCGCGACGACGAGGCGATGGCGTTCGATGCCGTGGCGAAGCATCTCGACCGCGAAACCTGACCCGATCGACAAGCGCGCCGCGTTGTAAACCCGCCGCCTACAACGCCCAAAGCTGGCGCGCGCGGGGGCTTTGCGCTTGTCCTGCCCTCCATGCCGATTTCGTCCATAGCGACCTCCTCCGCCGTCGACCTGTCGGCGCTTCCGCCGCCCGACCTCGTGCCGCAGAGCGACTTCGAGGCGCGGCTCGCGGCCAAGATCGCGCGGCTGATCACTACCCTTCCCGCATTCGACGCGCTGGTCGAGAGCGATCCCGCGATCAAGCTGCTCGAATCCGACAGCTATGACGAGCAGCTGCTCGCGCAGGCGTGCAACGATGCGGCGCGGCAGATGCTGCTCGCCTTTGCCGCCGGCGCCAATCTCGATCAGCTCGGCGCGCTCCTGGGCGTCGTCCGCCTCGAGCTGACGCCCGCCGATCCCGAAACCGGCGCCGCGGCGGTGATGGAGAGTGACAGCGAATTTCGGGCGCGCATCCTGCTCGCCCCGCACAGTTTCAGCGTCGCCGGTCCCGAGCGCGCCTATGTCTATCACGCCCTCTCGGCATCGAGCGACGTCCTCGATGCCAGCGCGACATCGCCGACGCCGGGGCAAGTCGTCGTTTCGGTCCTGTCCCGCACCGGCGACGGAACCGCGCCGGCGGGAACTCTCGCGGCTGTCGAGGCCGTGCTGACCGATGACGAGGTCCGCCCGCTCACCGACGAAGTCATCGTCCAGTCCGCCGATATCGTCTCCTTTGCGATCGAGGCGAACATCTGGCTCTACGCGGGTCCCGATCCCAACCTGATCGTCGAGGCCGCCGAAGCGTCGCTAGACGCATATCTTTCCAAGGCGCGGCGACTCGGCCGCGACATTCCACGATCCGCGATCATTGCCGCGATCCATGTCGCCGGCGTCCAGCGCGTAGAGATCGTTTCGCCTGCCGCCGATCAGGTGATGACCATGCTGCAGGCTGCCTGGTGCGACGATATCACGCTCACCTATGCCGGGGTCGACGAATGAGCGCGCTGGATCCCGATCTGCTCGCGCGGAGCCTGCTGCCGCCAAACGCGACCGATCCCGAGCGTGCGCTCGAGGACGCGATGCGCGCCGACATCGATCTGTCGGACGTTGGCTCGCTGTGGAATCCGGCGACCTGCCCCGCCGCCGTGCTCCCCTATCTCGCCTGGGGGCTCGCCATTCCGTTCTGGGACGCGAACTGGACCGAGGCCCAGAAGCGGGCGGCGATTGCCGACGCCATCCCCTTCCATCGGCGAAAGGGCACGCGCGCAGCCGTCCGCGAAGCGCTCGACCGCTTTCATCCGCTGTTGCAGATCGCCGAATGGTGGGAAACCAGCCCCCGCGGCGCCGCCCATACGTTCGAAGTTCGCGCACCAGCCGCCGACATCCCCGCGAGTTTCCTGACCAGCGAAACCGCGGCGGCGATCATCCGCGACGTCGCCGCCGCCAAACCGGCGCGCAGCCATTTCACCTTCATCCAGTCGCTCGAGGCGCAGGCCGCCGGCTGGCTCGGTAGCGGGGCCAATCTCGCCACCTTCAGCCGCGCGACGCTGACGGCGGCTCACGACGACGATCCCCTCTGGGCGCAGCTGCTGCAGACCGAGGATGGCGAACCATTGTCCGATGACAATGGCGAATTTCTGGAGCAGGATTAATGCCCGGTTTGCAAATGATGATCACCGATGCGGGCCTCGACGCGATCGTCAACGCCCAGCAAGGCGGCACCGACACGGTGTTGATCGAGGCGCTGGGTCTGACCAACACTCCGTTCGTAATGGCGCCGACGCTGACCGCGCTGCCGGGCGAATTCCGCCGTATCGATACCGTCGGCGGACAGGCGGTCGCAGAGAATATCATCCACGTCGTCGCCTATGACCCCGATCCGATTTCCTATGACGTGACCGGCCTCGGCCTCTTCGACGGAGACGGCACGCTGATCGCGGTCCACAGCGCCGAAGCCGATCCGATCCTGTCGAAGGCCGAGCTCGCGACCAGCCTGTTCGCGATCGACATTACGCTCGCCGCGGACCTCGCCGCGGTCATCGAGTTCGGCGAGCCCCTCTTCAACAACCCGCCCGCCACCGAAACCGTCCCCGGCGTCGTGGAGATTTCCGACAATGACGAAGCCGACGCCGGCATCGATGATGCGACCGCCATGTCGCCGAAGAAGGTCAGGCGCGTTCTCGATGCCGCTGTGGCGCTGATCGACGCCGCCATCGCGGCACTCACCGCCGCGACCAACAATTCGATCGCAACGCTTACCGGTAGAACGATCACCGGCGCCGGACTGGCTAGCGGTGGCGGCGATCTTTCCGCCGATCGCCAGATCAATGTCGTGGCAGCCTCGCAGGCACAGGCGCGGACCGGCACGGCCAGCGATGTTGCGCTGACCCCCGAAGCGCTCGGCCCCATCATGAAGTCGCTGGGCACCAGCGGTTATGCGACGATTCCGGGCGCTGACCCCGCGAACACGGTGATGATACAGTGGGGACGCTACACTGCCGCGACCAACGCCAGCACACCGGTCAGCTTTCCGACCAGCTTCAGCTCTCCCGCCTATTCGGTTGTTGCTGGCGGCACACAGGATACGAACAACGACGCGCAGGACAACTGGCCGGCTGTGGACCCTTCCAGCATCACCGCGAACGGCTTCTCGATCATCAACGCCAATCAGCAGAACGATCCGGGCTGCTATCTCGCAATCGGAAGGATCGACCTGTCATGACATGCTTTTTCAGTCCCGCCGTCGGCGGCTTCTTCGACGACGCTCTGCATCGCGATCTTCCTCTCGACGCGATCCAGATCTCTGCCGCGTCCCATCGCGAGTTGCTTGAGGCGCAGGCAGAGGGGAAGCTCATCGCGGTAGTCGCCGGTGAGGTCCAGGCGATCGCCCCGCCTCCGCCCTCGCCTACCGATCAGCTCGCAATCATTCGCCGGCAACGCGATCGTCTGCTTGCGGTGACCGACAAACTGGTTGCCGTCTCCGATTTTCCGATCACGGCTGCCCAGCGCGAAGAGCTGCTGCCGTGGCGCGAGGCGCTCCGCGACCTTCCATCCACCCTCGATCTCGCCGCGCCCTTTGACAGCGTCATCTGGCCCGCGCGTCCGGCATGGCTCGACGAAAGCGGCGAGATCGTCTCCGCCTCACCCGCCGGATGACCGCTGCCGCTCCATTTCCAACAAGAGGTTGACCAATGGCCAAGATATCCGCTCTGCCTGCCGCGGACCCGCTGACGGGCGACGAAACCGTGCCGCTCGTCCAGGACGGCGAAACGCGCTCGATCAACCCTGCGGACCATCTGGCCTATATCGCCCAGGGCGCCGAGCTCGCCCGCGACCAGGCGGCCGACCTGGTTCAGCCGCAAAACATCTTCGTCGACGTCGCTCTCGCCGTGGCCGAAGCGGCGGTGGCCGAAAATGTCTTTTTCAAGCTGGTGTCCTCCGCGACCGGCATGGCGGACGTCAGGCGCCGCGATGCCGAGGGATCGACCCTGCTCTATCAGGAAGCGACCGTTGCGGCTCTCGACGCCCCGGGCGGCGCGGCCATCGTGCGGACGCAATCCGGCGAAAATCTGCAGCAATTCGTCGATAAGATGCCTCGGCCCGTGACGGCCGCGCCCGCGTTTCAGACCGTGAACATCAAGGCCGAAGAATATATCGATGTCGGATGCGTGATCGGCGCGCGCGAAGAGATCGGCGAATGGGCGATTTTCGACGACGCCAACCATGCCAGCGTCGGCTACAATGCGATCGACGTCAACGTCACGGCCCCGCAGACCATCACGCTGCACCACGACAGCCCGCGCGGCAAGAATGTGTCGGCCTTCGCGCTGCCCGATGAGACCTTCAGTCAGATGGGCGTGACGCCGGGTGTTTCATCGAACCTCAACGATACCAGGATCACCCTTACCGGCGAGTTCAACCTTGTCTTTTCCGCGCTGGCCGCCCCCGCGATCACCGGAGGAAACAGCTATTTGACCCCCGATTGCGCGGTGACGTGGGACGCGGTCAACTTGGAGTGGGAAGTCACCCACAACACGCTTCTCGCCAACAATCTGCCGATCGCGCAATTCAACTATCAGGCCGGCGTCGCGACGCGCTATCGCACTCCGGTCAGCCTTGCGGTGCGGCGCGTCAATGCCAACACGACGCGCATTTCGGCGATCGCCAAGTGCGACGCGCATTTCACCTATGACGGTGCGAACTGGAACATCGCCGATGGCGATGCGCAGCGCGGCGGCGTGGGTCGCTGGGCGGCGGTGTGGAACGGCAACCATCTGGAAATCACGCACCCGGCCATCCTCGAGGAAGACTATGCGATCGCGCAGGACTTCTTCAAGAGCACCACCGAACTCCGTCGCGCTGTCGTCAGCCCCCAATCAACGACCAGCTGTCATGTCTATTTCTATGACCAGACGAACACGCTCGTCGCGGCTCCCGACGCCTATATGGACTTCTACCTCGACAGAGGGGCTTTCATTCTCGATGCAAGCTACAGCGGTCACATCAGCCTGTCGGGCTGCCCCGTGCGGCTCGACCCGGCGCGATTCCTGAATGTGATCGCCAACATTTGGGTTTGGGGCCGCTTCTTCAAATAGCAGGGCCCGATTTGTCGGTTGTAAAACCGCCCCTTACAACGCCAGCCTCTGGCCTTCGCGCGCGCCGACCGCTTTCTGGCACCCTATGGCCGCGCCCGAAGACATCCCGTTCGATCCTGCCGCGCTGATCCGCGTTGCCGTCGTTGCGAGCGTCGATCAGGGCGCGGCGCGCTGCACGCTCCACTATGCCAGCGAGGATGGGAATGACGTCGAATCGCCGCCGCTTCCGTGGCTTGTCGGACGGCAGGGCGAAACCGGCGTCTGGACATCGCCGAGCGTCGGCGAGCAGGGCGTCCTGTTCTGTCCCTGGGGCGACATCGCACAGGGTATCTTCCTCCCCGGCCTGACCAGCGACCAATTCCCGCCCGTTGGCAATAGCGCCGAAGAGGTCATCCGCTTCGCCGACGGCGCGCGCTTGGCCTATGATCCCGAAGGTCACGTCCTGACTGCAGATCTGCCCGCCGGCGCCACCGCGAACATCACCGCCGATCAGCTCAACATCACCGGCAATGTCGCGATCGACGGCGATCTGTCGGTCACCGGCACCGTGACCGCCGATACCGACGTCGTCGGCGGCGGCAAGAGCCTGAAAGATCACAAGCATACGGGCGTCACCGCGGGCGGCGGCGTTTCGGGGCCGCCGCAATGATCGGCGTCGAAGCAGCCAGCGGCCGCGCGCTCGACGGCAACGCGCACCTGTCGCAGTCGATCGGCGACATTTTGTCGACCCCGATCGGCAGTCGCGTTATGCGCCGCGACTATGGGTCGATGCTGCCCGACCTGATCGACCAGCCCGCCAATTCGATCACCCGCCAGCTGATCTTCGCCGCCACCGCCGTCGCGCTGTCGCGCTGGGAACCGCGGCTCAAGATCACGCGCGTCGGCGTCTCGACCGACAATCGCGACGGCAAGGTCGCCGTCGATATCGAGGGCGAGCGCCGCGACCTGCCCGCCGCCAACGACCGCGTCCTGCTGTCCATCCCCATTCGCCGGGGCGGCGTCGCCCCCGCCTGACCGAAAGGAATTTGCCATGCACGGCATCAAGACCAATTTGCTGACCAGCGGCACCCGCGCCATCAACATCGTTTCGACCGCGATCATCGGCATGGTGGTCACCGCGACCGCTGACGAAGGCGAGGCGGCCGATGCGCTCGACGCAGCCTTCCCGCTCGACACGCCGGTGCTCGTCGCCGACATCCGCGCCGCGATCGGCGATGCCGGCACCGGCGGAACGCTCAAGCCAGCGCTCGAGGCGATTGCCGACCAGACCAGCCCGATCCTCGTCATCGTCCGCGTCGCCGAAGGGATGGACGATGCGGCGACCGAGACCAACGTCATCGGCACCGTGGGCGCCGACGGCATCGCGACCGGTATGCAGGCGTTGCTGGACGCCGAAGTGCAGCTCGGCGTGCGGCCGCGCGTGCTCGGCGCGCCGGGCCTCGATACCGAGGACGTGACCTCCGCGCTCGTCGTCGTCGCGAAGAAGCTGCGCGGTTTCGTTTATGCCGGCGTGCCGGCGGAAACCATCGCCGACGCCATCACCTATCGCGAAATCTTTTCGGCGCGCGAGCTGATGCTGATCTGGCCCGATTTCACCGGCGATTTCGAAGGCGATGCCGTCGCACGCGCCCTCGGCCTGCGCGCCCGCATCGATCAGGAACAGGGCTGGCACAAGACGCTGTCGAATGTCGCCGTCGATGGCGTCACCGGCATCAGCAAGTCGGTTCACTTCGACCTGCAGGACGATACGACCCCCGCGGGCCTGCTCAACGCCGGCGACGTGACCACGATCGTGCGGATGACCGGCTTCCGCTTCTGGGGCAACCGCACCTGCGCGGGCGAGGCCGATCCCTCCTATGTCTTCGAAAGCGCCGTGCGCACCAGCCAGGCGCTGCAGGATTCGATCGCCGAGGGGCTCGCCTGGGCGGTCGACAAGCCGATGACGGTCAGCCTGGTGCGCGACATCATCGAAACGATCAACGCCGCCTTCCGCCGCCTGAAGGCCGACGGGCGCATCATCGACGGCAAGGCGTGGTTCGACCCGGCGCTCAACGAAGCGAGCCAGCTCGCCGCGGGCAAGCTCGTGATCGACTATGATTTCACCCCCTGCGCCCCGGCGGAGGACATCACGCTCAACCAGCGGATCACCGACAAATATTACGCGGGCTTCGGCGACCAGCTCAACGGCTGATCGCCCGTCCTGCCCTCTAGACCCGAAAGGAAACGGCCATGGGCCTCGCGAAGAAGCTCAAGAACTACAATCTCTATAATGAGGGCAACAGCTATATGGGCGTCGTCGACGAGTTCGCGCAGCCCAAAATCGCGCACGCGATGGACGAATGGCGCGCCGGCGGCATGCTCGGCCCGGTCAAGATCGACAACGGCCTTCAGATGATGGAGGCCGAAGCGACCGTCGGCGGCATCGTCCGCCAGATGTTGCGCCAAATGGGCTCTGCGTCGGTCGACGGCGTCCTGCTGCGCCTTGTCGGTGCCTATCAGAGCGACGACGGCAGCAACGTCGACCAGGTCGAAATCGTCATGCGCGGCCGCTGGGAAGAGATCGACATGGGCAATGCCAAGGCGGGCGAGGACACCAAGCATAAGGGCAAGATGCCGCTCGCCTATTACAAGCTCAACATCAACGGCCGCACCGAGATAGAGATCGACATGCTCAATGCGATCTACATCGTCGATGGCGTCGACCGCTACGCCGAAATCCGCTCCGCGATCGGCCTCTGATCCCCGAACGCCGCCGCCGTCCAACATTGCGGGGCGGATGGCGGCGGTCAGGGGCGGCGGGTCTCTTCTTTTCTCCCCGCCGCCCCGTCCCGCCCCGCGACCTGCAAGGACCCCGCTGATGCCCCACGAATCGCAGACCGACGCGCCCGTCGCCGAAGAACCAAAGGCAAACGGCCAGTTCATCACCGTCGACCTCGAGGAACCGTTGGCACTGGGCGACACACCGATCGCCTCGATCACGCTCCGCAAGCCGAAGTCCGGCGAGCTGCGCGGCCTGTCGCTCGATGATTTGGTGAACGCCGACGTTACCACCATCCTCAAACTGATCCCGCGCATCAGCAATCCGGTCATCATCGAAGAAAAGGCGAACGAGCTCGACCCCGTCGACCTCGGCCAGATCGGCGGTGCCATTCGCGGTTTTTTTATGACGAAGGCGCAGCGGGCGATGATGGACCGGATGATCGAGGACGCATTGTCGAAGAGCTGATGGCCGACATCGCTGCCATCTTTCACTGGCCCCTGCGCGATCTTGAGCGGCTCGACCTGTTCGAGCTGATGGCGTGGCGCCGCCGCGCGGTCGAGCGTTTCAACCGCATGTGGGGCAAGGACGAATGAGCGGCACGCTCAACCTCGTTGTCAACTTGCTCGGCAGCGATCGCCTGTCGGGCATGTTCCGCGGCCTGATCGGCACCGGCAAGACCGCTTCGCAGGTCATCAAGGGCATGGGCCGCGACGCCGCGCGCCTCGAGCGCGAACTGCGCGGCGTGCGACGCGAGATCGCCGGCGCCAGCGGCAATGTCACCAGCCTCGTCGAACGCGAACGCGCGCTCGAGCGTCAGATCTCCGAAACCAACCGTCAGATGGAACGCCAGAGGCGTCTGATGGCGATCGACGCGACCGCCGACCGGATGCGCGCGAGGGGTGAGGAATTGCGCAGCCGCGGCCGCGACAACATCGTCCAGGGCGCTTCGCTGCTCGCTCCCTTCCTGCTCGCGGGCAAGGCCGCCGGGGAATTTTCGAGCGGCATGGTCGATATCCAGCAAAAGGCCGAACTGTCCGACGCGGCGACGAAGCGCCTCGAGCTCAACATCCTCGCCGCCGCGCGCGCCGCCAAGCAGATGCCCGAGGATATGCGATCGGCGATCGACGTGCTGTCGGGCAAGGGCCTCGATCCGCGCCAGGCGGCGCTGATGGTCCCTTCGATCGGCCGCCTCGGCACCGCGTTCAAGGTCGATCTCGCCGACGGTGCCGCTGCCGCCTATGCCAATCTCAAGACCCTCGAGGTGCCGATCGCCGATACCGGCAAGGCGCTCGACATCATGGCCGCGTCGGGCAACGCTGGCGCGTTCGAGATCCGCGACATGGCGCGCCACTTCCCCGCGTTGACCGCGCAGATGAAGGCGATGGGCGAAAGCGGCCTTTCGGCCGTCGGAAATCTGTCGGCCGCGCTGCAGATCGCCGAGCGCGGCACCGGCAACGCCGACCAGGCGGCGAACAATATCCAGAACCTGCTCGCCAAGCTCAATTCGCCCGCGACCATCCGGGCGTTTCAGAAGAACTTCGGCGTCGATCTTCCCGCCGCGATGGAAAAGGCGCGGCAGCAGGGGCTCGATACCTTCGAGGCGATCGCGATGATCACCGACAAGGCGACCGGTGGCGACCTGAAAAAGATCGGCTTCGCTTTCGAGGATATGCAGGCGCAGGGCGCGATCCGCAGCCTGATCCAGAATCTCAAGGACTATCGCAAGATTCGCGACGATTCGATGAAGGCGACCGGCACCGTCGACAAAGCGTTCGATCAGCGTATGCTCCGCGACGCGACCGTCGGCTGGACCGCGATGAAAGCCAGCGTCTCGGAGCTGGCAATCACGCTCGGCACCACCTTCCTGCCCGTCATCGTCACCACCCTCGGCTATGTGAACAGCGCGGCGAGCGCCGTCGCCGCATGGGCGCGCGAGCATCCAAAGGCGGCGAGCACAGTCATTCAGCTTGTCGCCGGCCTCGCCGCCTTCAAGATCGGCCTCGGCGCGCTGCAGTTCGCCTTCGGTGGTTTGCTAGGACCGATGGCGACCGCCTATCGCTTCTTCGCGCGGATCCGCGTCGGCGCCATCGTCGGCTCGCGCGCCTTCGGCCTTCTGGTCAAGGGAGCGCTGGGCTTCGGCCGAGCGATGCTCTTTGTCGGCCGCGCCCTGCTGCTCAATCCGATCGGCCTGCTCGTGACCGCGCTCGCCGTCGGCGCCTATCTGATCTGGAAGCATTGGGACACGATCAAGAAGGCCTTTTCGACCAGCCTCGCCTTCGTGAAGTCGATCGCCGCGCGCTTCATCGAGGGCGGCCGCGCCATCATCGACGGACTGGTCGCGGGCATCAAGGCGGCGCCCGGGCGCATCTGGGACGCGCTGAAGGCGATCGTCGGCGGCGCATGGAAGAAGACCAAGGAATTTCTCGGCATCGCCTCCCCTTCGCGCCTGTTCGCGACGATGGGCGGTCATATCAGCCAGGGCCTCGCCCTCGGCATCGATCGGGACGGCCGCCGTCCGCTCGCTTCGATGCGCCGTCTTGCAAGCGGCGTCGCGGCGGCAGGGGCGCTGTCGCTCTCCCCGGCCATGGCGGGGCCGCCCATCGCACCGGCTGCGCGCGCGCCGGCGGGGTCATCGCCCTTCGCCGGCATCGGCAAGGTCGAGGTCAACATCTACGCGCGCGACGGCCAGAGCGCGAAGGAGATCGCAAAGGAGGTCAAGAAGGAGCTGGAGAATATGGCGGGCGTAAAGAAGCGCTCGAGCTTCGAGGATGACGACTGATGGCGTTGGTTCCCAAGATCCCCGACCCCCTGCGCGGGCTCGGCCTGCCCTTCGACGGCTGGCGCAACCGGGTCGACAGCGCACGCTATCAGGCCGAACGGCTGCAACGGCTCGCCAGGGGCCTGTTCCCCGACGCCGCCCCGACCGCGAACCTCGGCCTGCCGACCGAAGCCGGGCCGCGCACGCTGATGTCGTGGGGCCTGTTCGTCTTTGGCCTCGAAACCATGACCTATGAAGAATATCAGCGGCGGCGGAACTGGCGCCATGCAGCGACCGAACGCTTCGGCGCGCGCGCGGCGCGCCAATATCTTGGCCCGGGCGACGACTTCGTCTCCTTCTATGGCAGCGTGATCCCCGAAGTCGCGGGCACCTTCGGTGCCGTCGATCGCGTCGCCGAGATGGCCGCTACCGGCGACCCGCAGCCGCTCGTCGACGGCGCCGGGCGCCAATGGGGCGAGTATCTGCTCGTAAACCTCGAAGAATATGGAAAGAACATCATCGCGGGCGGCTTGCCCCGCCGCGTCGATTTCACGATCGACTTCGAACGGGTCGACTGATGGACGGCAACCGCGCCGCGATCCGCCTCACCCTCGATGACGGCAGCGCTGGGGGCACCGACCTGACCGACAAGGTCAATCCGCGTCTGTCCGCGCTCACCCTGACCGAAAAGCGTGGCGAGGAAGCGGACAGTCTCGAGCTTCAGCTGCACAACAGCGATGGCCGTCTGGCGCCCGTTCGCGCCGGTGCGACGCTGATCCTCGCCATGGGCTGGGAAAAGGGGGCCGACGTGACGCTCGGCATGGTCGCAAAGGGCCGCTTCAAGGTCGATGAGGTCGAACGCTCGGGCCCGCCCGATATCGTCGCAATTCGCGCGCGCGCCGCCGATCTGGCGGGCGATTATCGCCTGCGCCGCGACCGCATCTGGAAGGACACGACGCTCGGCGCGGTGCTGACGCAGATCGCGGCCGATAACAAGCTGACGCCGCGCATCCATCCCGACCTTGCCTCGTTGCCGATCGCGGCGATCGAACAGGCGAAAAAGAGCGACATGACCTTTATCCGCGACCTCGGCCGCCGCTACGACGCCGTCGCAACGCCAAAGGGCGGAGCGCTGATCTTCATGCCGATCGGCGCTTCGACGACAGCGACCGCCAAGGCCCTACCCTCCGCGACGCTGACCCGGCAGGACGGCTGGACATGGCGCTTCGCCGCCAAGGCGCGCGACGATTTTGACGGTGCATCGGCGCAGTATCACGATCTGGACGCCGGCAAGCGCGTCACCGTCACCGCCGGCGGCAGCAAGCGCAAGAAACTGCGCCGCGTCTACGCGAACCGCGCCGACGCCGAGGCGGCCGCCCGCGGCGAGGCGAACAAGCGCCAGCGCGGCGCCTTCACCTTCGAATATGAACTCGCGCTCGGCGACCCGACCCTGATTCCCAACGCCCGCGTTTCGCTCTCCGGATGGGATAGCGAGATCGACGGGATGGAATGGCTGGTCGACGAGGTGACGCACGCCCTCGACGGCAGCGGGGGATTGTGGACGTCGGTGAAACTTGAGAGCCGCTAATAGGCGCGGGGTTCATCAATCTTCCAGAGTTGTGGATGGCAGCAGCCGTCCGCTGCGATTCGCTTTAGGTGGAGCGGTTTCCGCTCTTACAAGCTCGGGCAGTTCCATTCCCGGCGGCGTCGACCATGTCCTTTGTGATATAATTCTTGAATGTGCTCGCTCGGCAAATTGCAAACTCGTCGATATAGGTGACGGCTCCCTTGACCAAGAAGCCTACACGCCCGGCGTTGAAACCGTCCCAAACACCATCCCAGTTGCTTTTGTCCTCTATTACGGTGCTAGTTTCGATACTCGCACTTGGCGCGAGACTGCTGACGGGATAGTCCAGTGTTGGGTAGTCAGGTGCAGGTGCGCTGTCGATTTCGGAAAGAATTACAGGCCCAATTTGGATGCTCGTTCGCAAATCATGAGCGAAAGACTGGCCGAAGTTGGTGAAGGTGGCCTTGAAAATCGGACGGGCGCCCTTCGACATTTGAAAGAATTGCATCCGTTCGACACCCACATAGGCACGCATTTGGCGCTGCAGAGCTTCTTCTGCCAGATCATTCTGACGCACCATCGCTTTTGTGGCTATACTGGTATCTTCTACGGCGCGACGGGTCAGGACGATCTGACGCCAAATCAGGACAGTCCCGGCCAGGGTTGTAGCCACGCCGAAGACAGACGCGACCAACATCCAAAACGCCCACACCGCCATCGCTTCTTGGGAGGCAAGTTCGCGCATTTCACGTTCGGTTCCATCGGCGGGATCTGAACCGGACGCGATGCGCTCAGCAAAATATGGAAGTCCAGCCCGATCGCGGTCAAGCTGGGAGGGCTGTTCCATCTTGGCGTTCTGTCGACCGTTGGCAGTAGGTGCGGATTGAAAGCCGTATTGATTCAGGTTTAGAGCGCCGAAATAGGCCCCGACGCCAAGCGCAAGCACGAATATTGCTATTCCTGACAACGCAATGAAGATGCCCCGATTTCTTCCGATCATTGCAGTAACAACACCGCTGCACATTCGCCCCGACTCACTTGTTCCTGATATTCGGCTGGGAGTCCACTATCCTAGCCCTGCCAGCGCAATCGCTCACAGCCCGTCGAATGCCGCTTGCCACGCTGTTCCGCATATGTTCTCATTTGTCCATGGAACGAATCGACCCCGACCTGATCGCCGACGCCCTGCTCGCCGCCCCCGGATGGGCACGCCTTGGCCTGACCGAACGCTCGGAGCACATCCGCCGCCAGGCGGCGCGAGAGCTTGCGGTGACGGTTGCCGAACAGGTCATGGGGCAATCGCTGGCGCCAGACCCCGCGCAACTGGTGCTGGCGCTGTGACATGCGCTACACCGCCGACGGCCTGCGCGCCGCGACCCGCATCTTCGAGGCGGCGGTCTGGCACTATGCCGTCCGGCCCGTCTGCCAGTGCGGCCACAGCGCGAAATTCGACGCCGCCAGCCTGTGGTGGCGTTTCGAGCGCAAGGGCTGGAACGACGACTTCCGCCGCGCCGTCGACCATTTCTGGTGCCGCCAATGCGCCGCGCGCGTCGGCCGTCGCGTCCGTCCGCTGCGCATCGAGGCCGCACAATGGGAAAAGGGGCTGATCGAGCTCGAAATGCCTGACGAGCGCGAATGGAAGCGCGCCATCCGACGCTTTCGGTGCTAGACGCCCAACCTCTTAGGCATTTCTCAAATCAACTGGTCGACCCTGCTGCAATGCGCAAACGATCGAATATTGCGAGGTTTCCTCCCGCTAGCCGCGGCAAAGGCAGGGCGAGGTCGAGAGGTCGAAGGCGCCTCCCCACAGCGAAGATACTGACCGCGGCCGCTTTCATCGGTGCTTTCTGCGGCGTTGCCTGGTCGATCGGAGGCAACGCGGCGGACGATCGGGAGGATCAGTTTAGCTGCCCCAGCGTCCGCGTCGTCGATGGCGATACATTGCGTTGCGGCGACCGCCGTGTCCGCCTGCAGGGAATAGACGCGCCCGAGATGCCGGGCCACTGCCGTCGCGGCCGACAATGTACGCCGGGCGATCCCGTCGCGAGCACACGTCATCTGGAAAGCCTCGTCGGCCGCGGCCCGCTCACCTGCCGGGCAACCGACACCGATCGCTATGGGCGCACCGTCGCGCGCTGCTACGTCGGCGACGCAGACCTGTCCTGCGAGCAGGTGCGCACCGGCCATGCGGTCCAGCGTTATGCGCCGATCTGGTGCTAGATGCCCCGACTTTGGCCCGATCCCCGCGACGACGAGCCCGAACCGCGATGGTGGCTATGGTTCGTCGGCGCGACGATGGCAGCCTTCTTCATCGCCAACATCGGCCGCGGGCTAGCCGGGATGGGGTGGAATTGGTGAGCCTACTTCGCTCCCGAACCCTTGATACCGAGTTCCTTTTCCGTCGCTCCGAGCGACGTCGCGACCGCAGCAAGGCCGCCGGCACAAAGCATCTGGTTTCGTTCTACGCTCTCAGTAGTTTCCTGCAGTTCGGCCAAAGCAGAGGGACGAGCGCCTTCATCGATCACCTTTTTCAGTGTCTGCGCACCCGACCACTTCATCAGATAGGTCGTTTGGCAAGCCCGTAAGGATTCCTCGACCGTCTTGCGGTGCTCTCCGGTTATGCTGTCGGGAATTTCGATTTCGGCAAGCGCAGATCGCACACCCAAACAATTGCCTTCGACCTGATCGGCTGTGCGATAAGCAAACACGATATCCTCGCCCTTAAGTGCCGTCGCGAGCTTGGCCGACGATGCGTCACAGTCAGCCGTGACGGCAATCACTCGATTGTAAATTTTCAGCGCGTCCTCTTTCGCGTCGCCTGCCGGAACACTTGCACCTTCATCGTCGCCAACGCACTCCGTCAGAAACAAAACGCCAAGCAATATCACCACAATAGCTTGCATCGAATGCATCAACTTCGGATGCCTCTTCGCCCATTCGGCTTGGTCAAACGCCATCCCGCCCCCTTTCTGCGGCCCCGTCAAAACTTGCTCAACCCCCCAACGACGCGACCCAGCACGAACATTTCGTCGTCGACGGCACTCTCCGCGCCGACACTGGGGTTGTCGCTCTTGATCTTGTAGCTGCCGTCGGCATTCGCCCAGATGCGCTTGACCATGCCGATATCGGCGACGGCGACCGCCCAGATCGCGTCCTGTTCGTCGATCCGCTGCTTGCGCAGGTCGATGATCACGATCCCGCCATTCTCGATCGTCGGCCGCATCGAATCGCCGCGCACCCGGGCAAAGACCAGCTTGTCGGGCGGCGCATCGGTGAATTCGCGCAGCCATTGCGCCGGAAACCAGCGCTCGACCTCCATCACCGCGCCTTCGCCCAGATAGGTTCCGCCGGCACCGAGCGCGAGGTCGATTTCCTTGATGGCGATCAGGCCGACCTCTTCCGGCGAGAATGCGGGCCGCCCACGGTTCACCTGAAGCTGCTCTCCGACTCCCCCCTCAGGTAATGCATCGTCGCTCTCGCCCATAAGATAGGCGGCGTTCGTCTCCAATTCCGCGGCAATCCGGTGAGTGTATTTCGACCCTTGGGCCGGTTCCTTGAGCAGTTTCCAGATCGTGGTTTGCGAAACGCCGATTCGCCGCGCGAGCTCGCTTTGCGAGACATTCTGCTGCGCCATCAACGCTTCTAGCCGATCACCCCGGAACATCGGCCGCACTCTACAACCTTGGTTATTTTCCGCTCTAAAACTTTTGTTGTTGACAGGTCTAAAACCTTGGTTGTAGTCAAGCGTCATGAGCTACAACCTCTCTCCCTTCGAAGCGCTTGAGCAAGCGGTCGCTATTGCCGGTTCGCAAGCGGCACTGGGCAAAATCTGCGGGGTCTCGCAGACCGCTGTGTGGAAGTGGTTGCAAAGCTCCAAGCGCGTCCCGGCAGAGTATGTCCTGCCGATCGCAGTCGCGACCGGCGTGTCCTGTTGCGCGCTCCGCCCCGACATCTACCCCCGCGAGATCATGACCGACCAGGCGGTCGAGGATCGCTTCTGCGGCATCGACCTGCGCGCCGACGATCGTCGCCAGCGCGACCGGCGGGCGGCCTGACGATGGCCGGGGGGCTTCACCATCTTCTAATTGGCGCGGTGGGGACTTCCGCGCCGATCGGCACCGCCGCGTTTCATCCGCGCGCGGCGGCGCCGGACTGCGAACAGGTCCGGGGGCCATCGCCCCTCTCAAGCCCCCCGGCCTGTTCGCCATTGTCGCCCCCTGTCTCCTGCCAGCGCTGCCCGGTCACCCCCGGCGGCAATCGCCGCCACAACATCAGCGCCCGCCGCTGCTGCCTCGCTCTTGCTGCCCGAATGATCGCCGCCGCGACAGCCGGTAAATCCCGGAACCTTACCGTCCCTTTCGGAGAGGCCGCATGAGCGTCGACCGCACCCTCACCCTGACGCCCGAACTTCAGGAGCTGAAGGCGGCGTGCAAGGCGCTTGTCCGCGCCTTTGGCGGGCAGGTCGCAGCCGCCGAGCGCCTCGGCACCCGGCAACAGCGGATCAGCGATTGCTGCAGCGCCAACACCGATGCCTTCCTGCGTATCGACGAAATCGCGGCGCTCGAGGCCGAGACCGTCGGCTATCCCGGTCATCCGCACGTCACCAGCGTCCTCGCGCGCCAGCGCGGCCATGCCGCCGTGCCGATGCCCGACCATAGCGCCACCGGCCTTGACCTGCTCAAGCTCTTCGCGCGCCAGTCGAAGGAAACAAGCGAGCTCGCCGGCGCCGTCGTCGAGGCGCACGAGGATGATGTCATCGAGCTCTACGAAGCCGAAGCGATCAACGATGCGATCGACGACGTGATCGCCAATGCGCTCGCGATGCGCGCCGAGGTCCGCATGATCATCCGGGAGGCCCGCCAGTGAACGCGCCGACCCCTGACCCCGTCCGCATGCAGCGCGGCATCATGCGCTGCCCGGTCTGCCGCGCGCGCTCGGTCATCCGCGACAGCGAGGAAATGACCCCGCTGGTGCGCGAGCTCTACTTCATCTGCACGAACGTCGATTGCGGCCATACGTGGAAGGCCCAGCTCGAGTTCGTTTACACCCTTTCGCCCAGCGCCCTGCCGACCGAGCTCGATCTGCCCCAGGCGCCCGACGACTATCAGCGCAAGCGCTTCCCGAGTTCCGCCCGCCCCCCGGGTAGCGGCCCCGGTCCCGACCCCAACCAGATCACGATCTTCGATCATCTGGACCGCGACCAAAAGGCCGCCTGACCCCAACCGCCCCGCTGACCCCGCTCCCCGGCATTTCGCCGGCCCCCTGACTGCACCCTGACGATAGGTCCCGAATGTCCTTTGCCGACCAAGTCCTTTCCGGTCTCAAGGCCCGCTTCCAGTTCAAGTCGGAGCGCGGCCAATGGCTACAGGGTGGCAAATGCCCCCAATGCGGCGAGAAGGAAGCCTATTGCGCCGCCGACACCCCGCGCGTCGTCAAGTGCGGGCGCATCGAAAAATGCGGCTGGGAAGACAGCGTCCGCAACATCCTGCCCGAGCTGTTCGAAGATTGGTCGAAGCGCGCGCCGGCCAGCGAAGAAGCACCCAACGCCACCGCTGATGCCTACCTCCTGCACGAGCGCGGTCTCGATCTGCAGCTGCTGCGCGGATCCTACACGCAGGAAAGCTACCACGATCGGAAGCGCGAACTGACAACGGCCACCGTGCGCTTTCCTCTTGCCAACGGCAGTTGGTGGGAAAGGCTAATCGACCGCCCGGGCCGCTTCGACAAAAAGGCACGTTTTCGCTGGATCGACCCCAAGCTCGCCGAGACCAACCCCGACGAGGGCAAATGGGGCGGCCACTGGTGGCAGCTTCCGGGAACGACATGGGAAGAGCTTGCCGCCGCCGACGATATCTGGCTCGCGGAGGGCATCTTCGACGCCGTCGCGCTCAACCAGGCGGGCATCCTCGCCGTCAGCCTGATGAGCGTCAACAACTGGCCCGAGCACGCGCTCGCGCAGCTGCTCAAGGTTATCGCCGAAAAGAACCCAAAGCACCGCCCCCGCCTCGTGTTCGCCTTCGACGTCGGCCGCGCCGGCGTCGCCTTCACCCGCAAATTCGTCAAACTGGCCCGCCTACAGGGATGGGAAGCCACCGCCGCGCAGGTTCGCCCCGATGGTGAAGGGACCAAGCTCGACTGGAACGACCTCCTGCTGCGCCATCAGGCATGGAAGGGCGATCCCGACAAGGCGCCGTTCTCGCCCATGATGGTCGAGGAATATTTGTGGAACGGCGCCGTCACCATCGCCGAAAGCGCGCGCGAAAAGGCGAAGCTGATCCACAACCACCGCATGCTGTCGAACTTCACCTTCCGGTTCGACAATCGCATGTGGGCGGCAAAGGTCACCTACGACGAGGATGGTGATCAAAAGCGCCAGCGCCTCGACGTCGAGGAGATCGCGAACTGCGCCTTCCGCATCCTCTACATGGAGCGGGACGAGATTCTCGACGAGACCAACTATTTCCTTCAGATCGACTTTCCCGACGGCCTTCCGACCGTAAAGGCGCGCTTCAGCAGCAATGCGTGCGCCGCCGCGGGCGAGTTCAAGAAGCGCCTGATGGCCTTCGCTGGCAGCTGGTCGGGCTCCAGCGAACAGCTCGATCGCCTGATGCGGCAGCAGACCCGCCGCATCAAGAAGGTCGAGCCCCTCCCCTTCACCGGCTATTCGGCCGATCACGACGCCTGGGTCTTTGGCGACATCGCTGTCCGCGACGGCCGCCTGATCGAAATCAATGCCGAGAAATACTTCGACTTCGGCAAGGCCGCGGTGAAGCTGCGCACCCCGGAGCGCATCCTGTCGATCCGCTACAACCCCGACCGGCAGGAATTTGGCTGGCTCGATGATCTGTGGACAGGATGGGGCGTGCGTGGTCAGGCGGCTCTCGCCTTCTTCATCATGTCGCTCTTCGCGGTGCAGATCCGCAAGGCGCACGAATCGCTCGGCTTCCTCGAACTCACCGGTGAGGGCGGCTCGGGCAAGACAACCCTGATCACCTTCCTTTGGAAACTGCTCGGTCGCTCCGGTTACGAAGGCTTCGACCCGAACAAGGGCACGATCGCCGGCGTCGCCCGTAATTTCATCAAGGTGTCGAACCTCCCCGTCGGGCTGATCGAGGGCAACCGCGATCAGGACCGCGGCAACCGGCGCCAGTTCGACTGGTCGGAGCTTCTGACCCTCTACAACGGCCGCTCGCCCCGCGTCACCGGCGGCCGCACCAGCGGGACAGAGACCGTCGAACCGCCCTTCCTCGGCTCGATCTACCTGATGCAGAACGAGCGCATCGACAGCATCCCGCCGGTGCTCGAACGCCTGATGTCCTTCCGTTTCGACAAGGAACATTGGACCGACGCCAGCCCGGCGGCGGCCGAACGGATCGAGGCGATGCAGGTCGAGGACGTATCGGGCCTGATCGTCCACCTGACCCGCAATGCGCCCGACTGGCTCGAGCACTTCTTCAAGCTCTATCGCTATCACCGCGACCATATGAAGGGCCGCGTCGACGGCCTCTCCAACACTCGCTGCATCAAGACGCACAGCCAGCTCGCCGCCGCGCTCGAGGCGACGTCGCGCATCCTCCCGATCCGCGACGAATGGCTCGTCCCGTCGATCCGCTTCATCGATCAGATCGCGCTCGATCGCCAGCAAAGCGCCGGCGGCGACCATCCGCTCGTGCAGGACTTCTGGGACAAGGTCGACTTCATGCTCGCGACCGAAGTCAAGGCGGGCACCAATCCAGAGGACAGCATCAATCGGCACCGCGATCCGTCGAAATTCGCGATCAACCTCAACCAGTTCGACCAGCGCGTCCGCAATCTGAACCTCACGCCGATGCGCATGGACGATCTCAAGAAGCTGCTCTCGGGGTCGCGGCGCCGCAAATATCTCGACGCCAAGAACGTCAACGGCCGCGACGGCCGCACCACCCATTGCTGGATCTTCGAAAACCCCGACCCCGACGCGCCCCGCGCGGCGGCGGCCTGATGCGAAAGGAAACTGCCCATGGCCGACCCTGAATTCGAACCCCAGACCAGACCGGCGACGCCGCTCTATTACGCCGGCATGCACTGCCAGCAATGCGGCGGCACCAGCTTCTGGGTCCGCTCGACGACGGCCGAATGCGGCAACAGCCGCTGCGGCGCCGCCTACGCGATTTTCGCCCGTTCCCAGCCCGCCGAGGCCCTTCCCGAAAAGGAGACTGCCGATGTCCAGTAACGGCCATATCCACGTCTGCGCCCGCTGCAGCGCCGAATTCAACAGCCCGACCGCCTATCCGCCCCCCGGCTGGCTATGGCGCGGTTCACAGCTCTATTGCGACGCGTGCGCCGGCCTGGTCGCTGACCCGATCGACGACGCGCAGCCTCCGTTCGCGCCGGACGATCCCGACGATCTGCCAGCGGCCGTCATCATGGTCGCGAGCGGCGCGCTGATGAACCTGACCTGCCCGAACGCCGAAGATATCGACATAGAAGATATCGCCCAGGCCTTGTCGCGCATCTGCCGGTTCGCCGGGATGACGCGCGACTTCTATTCTGTCGCCGAGCACAGCGTCCACATCAGCCGCCGCGTCCCGCCCGAAGTGGCGCTGGCCGCGCTGCTGCACGATGCCAGCGAAGCCTATCTGGGCGACCTCACCCGCCCGCTGAAGGCCGTGCTGCCCGATTACAAGCGAATCGAACGCCGCGTCGAACGGGCTGTTGAAGAGGCATTCGGCGTCGACCTGCACCTCGACTGCATCAAGGCGCAGGACATCGACATGGCGATCATCGAGGCGCACCGGCTGATGCCCGCCGACAAATGGTATTGGGGCAGCGCCCCCGACCAGCCCCGCCAGCGCATCGAATGCTGGCACCCCGACGAAGCCCGCCGCCGCTTCCTCGAGCGCTTCCACGAACTCACCGCCCCGGCGGACCGGAAGGAGGCGGCGTGATGACGCAAGCATTTCCGCTCCACTGGCCCGACGGCTGGCCGCGCACCGACGCATCGCGCCGCAAGGACGGCCCGTTCAAGGTCCCGCCGACGCAAGCGCGCGAGGAAATGATGATCGAGCTTCAACGGCTCGGCGCACGCGATATCGTCGTCTCTACCGATCAGCCGCTCAATCGCGACGGGTCGGTCAGCATGGCGCGCCGGTCGATCACCGACCCCGGCGTTGCCGTCTATTTCAAGCGCAAGGGCTTGGACCTCGTGCTCGCCTGCGACCAATATGCGATGCTCCACGACAATATGCGCGCGATCGGCAAGACCGCCGAGGCGATGCGCGGCATCGAACGCTGGGGCGCGTCTGACCTGCTCGACCGCGCCTTCACTGGCTTCGTCTCCCTGCCCGCGCCCGAACAATGGTGGCAGGTTCTCGGCGTCTCTCGCGAGGCGACCCGGGCCGAAATAGACGCAGCCTATCGCCGCCTCGCGCGCGACGCGCATCCCGATCACGGCGGCACAGACGCCGACATGGCCCGCCTGAATGCCGCGCGCGATGCCGCGCAGGGCGGTGCGAAATGATCGTCATCCGCGTCGAGCTCTGGTCGGCGATCACCGGCGAAAAGACCGAGATAGCCCGCGCCATGATCGCCAACACCGGGGGCACCGAAACGGTCGGCGACTATAGCGGCGAAACCTATCGCGGCCGCAACGTCGACGCCCTCGATGCCGCGATGCGCTCCCGAACTACAACGCGCGCCGGCAAGGTCGAGGGCCACCGCCGCCTCGATCTCCACGTCTGGCATCTGGTCGCCAAGATGCTCTCCGCGATGGGATACGGCAAATGACCCGCCTGACCGATGAAGCACTGCAGGCGCGCATCGCCGAGCTCGAGGCGATCAACCGCACCCGCTCACTCACCGCGGCGGAAAGCGATGAATGCGTCCGCCTTGTCCACATCCACACCTGCCGGGTGAAGGCCCGCCGCCGCTCGATCGAGCGCAACGCCGCGCGCCTCGCCACGCTGACCGAAGGAATGGCAGCATGACCATCCAGAATATCAGGATCCTGTCGCACGGCCTCGCCGACCGCGCCCGCGCCGTCGACGGCCTGTTCGGCGCTTCGATCGTCGACACGATGCGCGAACGCGCGATTGCCTTCATCGTCCACGGCCACGACGCCGCGGCCGACGACGCGGTCGGGCTCCACGCTCTCGGCGTGAAGGCGACCAGCTTCATGCAGATCGCCACCGACCGCGCCACCGGCACCCCCGAACGCCGCAACCTCGCCGGCGCCCGCAAAAAGGCGGTTCAGGCCGCCGCGATCGGCCTCGCCCTGATCGACGCCATCGACCGCGAAATCGAGCGGGAGGGCGCCCGTCATGGCTGACAACACCCCCATCGAATGGGCCGACGCGACCGTAAACGCCATTAACGGCTGCTCGGTCCTCTCGCCCGGCTGCAAATATTGCTACGCGATGAAGCTCGCCGGAACGCGGCTGAAGCATCATCCTAGCCGCGCCGCCCTGACGGTCGATACCAAGGCCGGCCCCGTCTGGACCGGCGAGGTCCGCCTGCACGAACCGGCGCTCTTCCAGCCGCTGCGCTGGCGCCGCTCGCGCACCATTTTCTGGAACGCTCACGGCGATACCTTCCACGAAGCGGTCCCCGACGAATGGATCGACCGCATGTTCGCCGCCATGGCGTTGACGCCTCGGCACAAGCATCTGGTGCTGACGAAGCGATCCTCGCGGATGCGCGCGTATTTTACCGCGCGATCGTCCGGGCACGCAGTGTGGCGCGCAATGGAAGGCCTCGCTCAAAATCAACAGCAGGCTCACATTCGCGACAGCTGGTATGGCGGACCGGTGGGGAAATGGCCGCTCCCCAACGTCTGGCTCGGTGTGTCGGCAGAGGATCAAGCCCGCGCCGACGAGCGCATCCCCGACCTGCTCGCCACCCCGGCGGCTGGACGATTCTTGTCCTGCGAACCGCTGCTCGGTCCAATCGACCTCACCTCGATCACGCTGCCGACCTGCACCCAGAAATTCGATGCGCTGGTCGGCATGGGTTGGGGCTTGCAGTCGGAGAGATATGGGGGCGGCCGCCTCCATCACGGCGCCACTAAATCGCCCTATGGCAAGATCGACGGCATCATTGTCGGCGGCGAAAGCGGCCCCGACGCCCGCCCGATGCGGGCGGCCTGGGCGCGCTCCCTCCGCGACCAATGCGCCGTCGCCGGCGTCGATTTCCACTTCAAGCAATGGGGCGAGTTCCGTCCGACCAGCGACTGCAACGGCCCCTACATGATGCGGGTCGGCAAAAGATCCGCGGGCCGCGACCTCGACGGCGTCATCCACGACGCCCTGCCCTGGCGGAGGGCAGCATGAAATCCGACGCCATCGCTCGCATGGAGCACCGCCAACATCGCCATCTCGACGCGATAGTCATCAACGACCGAATTTGCGCGTTGGCGCGCGCGGGACGGAGCCTCGACGAAATCTGCAATCGAACCAATCGCGGCACCGCCTATGTCCGGCGCATCGCCGGTTGGAGGCTGAAATGAAGATTCTCCGCCGCATCGTCCGCGCAATCCTGTCGCTCCCACTGCTGATCGGCTTCTTCACCCTCTATTGGACGGAACGCCGCCGGTGAACGCCCTTTTCGATCGCATCTGGCGCTGGCGCGTCAATCTCCCCGAGCGCTTCGGCCACCGCTGCCGCGTCATCGCGCGCGGCAAGCTCAACTCCGCCCAGATCGAGTTCGAAGACGGCACCCGCCACATCGTCTCCCGCAACGCCATCCGAAAGGCGAAACCGCAATGAAAGCACTCACCATCTGGCAGCCGTGGGCCAGCCTGATCATGGCCGGCGCAAAACCCTACGAGTTCCGCCGCTGGCGCGCGCCCCGATCGCTCATCGGCCAGCGCATCGTCATCCATGCTGCGAAGCGGCCGATCGACCGCAAGGAAGCATGGGAAATACACGCCGTCCTGACGCATCGCGATCGCGACGAAGACTTCGTGCGCTGGGCGGCTGAAACCTGCCTGATCCCCGAAAAGGCGATCCCCGTCCTCGGCTTCGCCTGGCGACCTCAAATCCCTCGCGCCGCGCGACTGCCGCTGTCCGCCGGCCTCGGCACCGCCATCATCGGCGAACCGCGCCTTGGGACAGAGATCGCCGAAGAGTTCGGCGTCCCCCGCGCCAACGACAGCAACCGCGACGAACACGCCAATTGGGGCTGGCCCTTAACCGACATCGAGGTCTGGCCCGAGCCCATCCCGATGAAGGGCAAGCAAGGATTCTGGAACTGGCCCGAACCCGAGGATTTCGGCCTGTGAACGCGACCGTCACCATCGGTCTGCACCGCCTCTACCTCGGCGACGCCTACACCATCCGGCCCGCCTTGGGCTGGATGGACGCCGACGTGCTCGATCCGCCCTACAAGATCCGCGCCGAAGGCGGCGGCCGCTACCGCAAGGCGCGGCCGCACTTCGACCAGATCGTCGACGAACAGCTGCACAAGGACTTCGATCGCTCGATCATCAATCCGCTGCAATGCGGCGCGGCCGTCGTTTTCGCGAGCAACGACCAGCTTGCCGACCTGCTCGCGCATCTGCGCGGATGCTTCCACCGCCACGCTCTTTGCGTATGGCAGAAGCCCAACCCGCAACCAGTCGCCAACAAGCATTATCGCCCCGACGTCGAATTCTACGTCCACGCCTGGCGCGCCGACATGCACCCAATCGGCAATCTCGCCGAAAAGCTGCGCGTAACGACGATCGGCGCGCCGCGCGGCCGCGCCCGGTTCGGCCATGCTACGCCAAAGCCCGACACCCTGATGAACAAGATCGTCCGCAACGTCGCCGGCGAAACCATCTGCGACCCCTTCATGGGCACCGGCAGCACCGGCGTCGCCGCGATCCGCGCCGGCAGGATTTTCACCGGCATCGAGCAC